CAGGGGACGGTGGTCGCCGATGTATAGACGCAAAAAAGCCCGCAAGAAGCGGGCTTTTCTACAAATCTTTGGGGTGACCGATGGGATTCGAACCCACGACAACCAGAATCACAATCTGATACATCAATCCAATCCGCACAAGCCTTTGCGGGTAACCAGTGGGAATACTCCGCATTCTTTGGAGTCCATTCTACAAGGCTTTGCTGGAGGGTATTCCCACGATTTTCGGCTCAATCTACCCCCGGCTCCCGCTCGTACGAGTCGCACGGATAGCTGCTCGTACGCAGCCCCTTGTCGCACCACGCCGGGAATGCGTGGAACGTTCCATATGGATCGCACTCCAGCCTGTGGATCGCATGCGAGCAGGTTGTGCACGTGCGCTCTTTGTGGACGATGTCGCTCCAATGGAGACCGCCGTCCAGCCCTGGGCATGATGGAACTTTCATACTGTACAAATATACAGCATCAAAGCCTGCTTTATGCGAGCGCCTGGATCACCCGCGCAAGCTTGTGATCCTCGACGTTCGGCAGCGGCCATGCCGCCCGGCCGATTTCGATCAGCGGCGCAGGATGCTGCCACGCGCGCAGCAGGCGCGGCACCAGCGGCACCACATCCTGACCATTGCGGTACAGGTTGACCTGCACGCCGCAAGCCTTCAGCAAATTGCCAAGCGTGCCATCGGCGCTCACGCGCGGGGGCTCGAATCCGTACACCGCGCGCGGCGGCCGGCCAGCGATGCAGAGTTGGGCAGCGAACAAAATGGCCAACGCTGCACCCTCGCTGTGCCCCACGGTCACGGCCGGCGCCGGCAGCGCCAGCAGCTTGGTGCTGATCGAACTGAACGCCTTCCAGAACCCGCGATGGAGCGCCCCTAAGCCGTCGACGTGCACGGCGTCAGCATCCAGATCAGCAAGCCAACACGCGAGATTGTCGGATCCCGGGAAGGCAACCGCGTCGCCCTCCACGATCGCGCGCGCAGCGCTGGCCGGCGCGCCTATCTGTGGCTGCAGCTGGTAAGCCCGCTGGGCCAGTCTGGCGTAGTCCTGCGGTGTCATTTCGCGGCAGGCGCGGAAGCTGCTGCAACCGGCGCGGGCGCGCTGGTAGGCGCCAGCTTGACCGCAATATTGAACGCCAGCACCGCCGTATCGACGGCGGCATCGGCCGCGTTCTTCTTGTCCTGCGGCAGCGAGGACGAATCGACCAGCGACTTGATCAGCGGCAGCGTGGCATTGACGACAGATTGCAGGTTTGCGTCGGTCACCGTGGCGCCGGCCGCACACACCTTGGCAATGGCCGGCTCCACGTCATTCGCCAGCGTGTTGCCAGCGCCGCCGGTGAAAACGTTGTCGGCCTTCAGGATGGCGATTTCGCCCTGCGCAGCGCCGCAGGCGATGGCGACCTGCTGATCGAATGTCAGTTGAGGCGCGCCGGCGCAAGCGGCCAGAACGGACGCGGCGATGCCTGCCGCAAGCAGCATGATGAAACGCTTCATGGTGAAACCTCTAGGGATTGAACTGCAGGAGGGAGGACGGAGTTATTGCCCGGACGCGGAGGGCGCGGCGCTCGAATTGGCTGCCGCCTTGGCGCTGGCGACGTTCAGCGCCGCATGCGCGCCGGCAACGATGGCGCCTGCGATGAGGGACGAAACGCTGGCCGGCACGGGAACGTGAAAGATGAGGCCGAGTGCCCATTCAACGGCCGGCATCAGCGTTGCCGTGGAGATGGCAACGCCACCTGTTGCGATAGCGGAAGTCTTGTTCATGATTGCTCCTGGAAATGGCTAATAAAAAACCCCGCCGAAGCGGGGTTAGATGAGTTATTTTGAAAGCAGCCGTTCAGGTGGCCAGCCTTGCTTTACGCCGTAGTACATCCTCTTTGCATTGAGCCCAAGTTCGGCGGCCCATTGCGAGACAGTCATGCGACGTCCTTGGTGCTCAATAAAAACATTGTTTCGCTTGTTGACGGACTGTTCCGCTGGACTCGCCCAGCGGCAATTTTCAGGAGAGTACCCTTCGTTGACACGATCACGCTCCAAAGTCATGCCGGGAGGACGCTCGCCCATATCTGCGAGAAAGAATTCATAGCCTTGACGCCAACGTTCGCAGACGGTTATCCCGCGTCCACCGTAAAGGTGAAATTCACGATAGTTCGGATTCTCGCAACGAGTTCGCATATCGCGATAGACCGCATACGTGCGATTGAACCCGTTCTTGCGCGTGTGCCCGTGAATTGCTCGATTTTGGATCGCCTGCAGTTTAAGGCACCCACATGATCCGGTGTGTCCGCTACGCAAGTTATTGATACTTGTGATCGTGATATTTCCGCAATCGCATTGGGCTTCGACCATGCGGCCACTTGCGCGGCTACCAGATTTACCCAGGACGACAAGGCTTCCGAATCTTTGTCCGATCGGGACTGGGTGAACTCTATCGTTGCTTTCGCGGACCAAACATCCGCACGAACGAGTCTTTCCTGAGCGCAACTGATTGACGCCGATCGACTTCATGCCGCCGCAATCGCAAGCACATTGCACGTACCGAGCGCCATTATTGCGGAGCTCGATTTGCCCTGTGACGACCAGTCGTCCAAATCTCTGCCCTGGCTCGACGGATCGAACGATGCCTTGGGCAATACGCTCCTCTGCCAGTCGCTTGCCGACTTCGCCCTTCAGGCACCCACACGACTTCTTGATGCCTTTGACAAGCTGCTGGCAAGACGCCTCCGTCTGCTTTCCGCAATCGCAAATGCAGCGGACGCGGCGAATGTAGAACTTGTCGCTCCAATACTCGCTCGTAACAACGAGTCTAGAGAATCGCGATCCAATGGGCGTAAAATCTGACGCAGCCATCTTTTGCTCCCTATAGCAGATGGTGGTTAGGAGGCCCGCGCGGTGTTACCAGCACCTGCGGGCTTCCGACATTTTAGCCCTTCTGTTTGGTCCCGCGGAGCTTCTTGTCTTCGTTCTGCGCGTGGCCGATAGCCTTCGTCACATCCACACCTTTGCGCGCGGACTTGAGCGCCAGCCATGTCGGCATGGTCAGATCATGCACGCCCAGATTGACACCGCGGTGGTGACCTCCCGGCACAGGAACTCCGTCGATCTCATGGTGGCCACATAGCACCAGCAGATTGCGAATGTCATCCGGCGACTCGATGGCCTGCTCACCCATTTTGTGGGTGAAGCCATATGGATCGAAAACATGCAGGGTGTCGAGCACCTTGTCGGGATCAAGCGCCGGCCACAAGCTCCACTCATGCAGATGGTGGACTTCGCGCGCATCGCGCGATCCACAAATCCAGCACGGAAGGTCAAGCTGCTTCACGAGAACCCGCTTGTTCTTGCGAAATTCAGCCGATTCAGTGCGTTCTTCGTGGCCAGGGAATTCCACCACCTCGTGGAACGTATGGGCTTGCTCATGAATGTCGGTGACGGCCATGCGGCCCTCCAGAAATGCAAAAGCCCCGCGCTGGGCGGGGCTGTGTTGTGTGTGGACCGAATCAGGCGTGTAGCGCGGTCTTCGCGCGCTCCCAGAGCGCCCGCCGATCAGCGATGCCCGTGGTTCCTCCGTTGATGGCACGGGTCAACCCGACGAAATCGCCGCGGTCAGCAAAGCGGTTAAGGTTGTTTTGCACCCAGAACCAGGCGGCCGATGCGGCGGCGTTCTCAGGCTTTTCCAGCAGCTCGGGCTGGGCGATCAGATCAAGACCCAAAGCAGCACCGCACGCTGCGTAGTTGACGCGCCCGGTGATCTGGATGAGGCCGCGCCCCATGAAGCGCTTGCCGTCCCCTGCCTGCGTATTCCCCAGGTCTGCGCTGCCCTCGTAGCGGCTCTGTGCCGGCGTCGGGCCCCAGATCTCGCGGAGGTAGCGCAGCTGGCCAGACTCGTGCCCGACCTGCGCCAGGAACGCAGCCGCGCGAGTCGGCGTATTGATCTGCCGGAACAGCATCACGTCAGCGAGGATCGGAGCGAACACATCCGCGCGCGCGCCAGCCAGGGGCATGATCGCGTGCAGCTGCGCCGCGGTGACAAGGGGCTCAGCCATTTGTGCCGCCTGCGGTAATCTTTCGCGCATCGTCGGCCAGCTCGGCCACGATCTCGGGCAGGTCTTTGTCCTTGCGCTTGTTCAGGAAGTTGAAGACCCAGCGCACGATGGTCCAGCCAGGCAGACCGCACGAGAAATAGATGCCGCCCAGCGCCATGGTCCCGTTGGTCGTGGCCATCCAGCCGGCGAGGCCCAAGTACTGGATCACCGCCGCGCCGCCGCAAAGGCTGGCCACCACCGTCGAGATCAAAGCAACGGCCCATTCGCTTCGGTTTTTCGGCAGCGTCATCACCATCACCACAATCGTCGCAAGCACACTCGCACCTCCTGCCACGGCGGCCGGGCCGCCCAAGGCTTTGAAAGCCGCGGCACCCGCCGCCCCTGCTGCTGCGCTGCCGCTGATTGGTTCGGACATTCAGACCCCCAGAAATGAAAAAGGCCGCGCATTGGCGGCCGGTTGGTATCTCGTTCTTGACAATCACCCTAGGGGTGATATTCTGTGACTGACAGGGCTATGCATCCCGCTGTGCCCGACATTCCGAAAGGAACCCATCATGAACCGCACCTTTCGCGCTTTTGCGCGCATTCTTGGAATCGCCATCCATGCGCTATCAGCCCCCATCGCGGGACGAGCTTCGACGCCTCAAGGAGACGCTCAAGTACACCAACGGGCAAATGGCCGAACTCTTCGGCGTCGCCACGGGGAGGCAGTTTCACAAGTACATGTCCGACGAGGACAAGCGCGAGATGGGCTTTCACGTGCTCATGTTCGGCATGCTGAATCTGGCACTGGCGCGCGGGCCTGTGACGGGCATCGATCAGCTGTACGAAATGGCCAGGTCGCTGGGGGCAGTTATCGAGCCGGAGCCGGATGGCGAGCCGCATCCGTAGCGATGTCGCTCGGCTGCGCAGCTGTCGCGCATGCCGAGCTGCCGATCCACCTGGAAGCAGGCGCCGGTGGTGCGGCCTACAGCCGAGGACAAGACGGCTACTGGGTGCAAGAGCACTTCCAGCACAAGTTGCAGCTCACGGCGCCGGCATTTGAGGTCGGCTTTACCGGCGACCTGTACCGAGCCCCGCGCTGGGGCATTTCATGGCACGCCGATTGGGCATGGCTCGGGCAGATTCACACCCAGAGCCTGGCCACCCCCAGCGACGAGAACTACAACCCGACCTCAGCAACCGGGTGCAACGGCGAATGCTGGCCGCTCGCCAACTTCCGCGGCACCGGCCATGCCCAGGCTTTCCTGTTCACCCTTGAACCGCATTACGACGTCGGCAAGTGGCGCTTCGGCATCGAAGCCGGCCCGACGCTACACCGTGCGACGTGGGTGGAAGACGTTGGCAACTGGCACGCGACGCCCACGGCCTCGCCAATCAACCTGCGTGTCGCCAGCACCGACGGCTGGCGTCCTGGCGCGGTGGTAGGCGCATCCGTCTCATACGGCAACGTCTCGCTCGTTTACCAGCACTTTTTCATCAAGCCATCCAGCAACAACAGCGCGCCGTCCATTTGGCACTCGGTAGACCTCATCCTGATACGCTATCGGTTTTGACCTAATATAACGCGCCCCGCAGTTATGACGTGCGGGGCAATATTTTGTTGGCACCAAAAGGAAAAATAACCGAATGCGAGACAACTTCGACGCCGCCCGCCTGCTACTGGCTATCGCTGTGATTTACTCGCACTCCTTCGCGCTGGCCGGAGGGGTCGAGTGGATGATTTATGACCACAGCATGGGTGCAATGGCCGTGCACGGATTTTTCTGCATTAGCGGCTACTTGGTCTGCCGCAGCTTCAATGCGTCTGCTTCTGTGCTGTCATTTCTGGCGAAGCGTGCGCTGCGAATTGCGCCTGCCCTAATCGTTGCACACATGGTCAGCCAGACACTCTGGATACACTTCGATAGGTACACAACCAACCCCATTCCGTACATCTCGAATGGCCCGGTTTGGACGCTATCGTGGGAAGCAGCTTGCTATATCCTCTGTGCAGCGCTTGGAGTCATCGGCCTGCTTCAGCAACGAGCGTTTATGCCATTCCTTGCCACGGCATGGCTTATCTTTGCCCTGTACAGTGGCCAGCGCGATTCCGGCACGATAACTGCAATCGCCCCCATGTTCATGCTGTTTCTCGGAGGCGCAGCGATTGCCATCCACGAGCAGTCACTTGATCTTAGGAAAGCGTTTCCGTTTGCGGCAACGGTTATGGTTGTCACCTACATACCATCCATCATGACGTGGATTCATGATTTGGGAGGCAGTGTTTTCATATTTGGGCCAAAGGTTTCCGATATTCAAGTCAGAGACTTGGCCTACTTCTTGGTGCTTCCCATTGTTGTCATCACGATTTGCAAGCACACCAAACCGATAAAATTGCCCGCCGATGTCTCCTATGGCGTCTACCTTTACGGATGGCCTGTCTCACAAGTCATCATTGCGCTTTGTGTCAGACACGGCATTGCTGTCAAACCACTGCCGCTCTTTGCGGCAACGCTGGCAGTAACGTTGGCTGCCGCATATGCTTCGTGGCGCCTTGTCGAGCACCCGTGCTTATTGCTCAAAAATGCCCTCTCGGCGAATCGGAGAGGGCACCTGTCAGGCAAGATTTAAGCGTTCGTAATCACACTGTGGTTTGCTGAGAAAGTACCTGTCGACGAAGACGAGACGCTCCCATACACCGAAGATGTGTGCATCCCCTCCGACAAGCCAAGTGCGTTGCTCAGAGAGTATGGGACACCGAAGTTTGCTGTACCAGCATAACTCTGGGTCAGTCCAGCCTGGGAGCCGTCGATGTAACCGGAAACATTCGTCAAGATGCTGTTCGTGTTGTTGGTGATATTTCCGCAAATGAACTGCTGAGGGATGTCGTCTGCCCAGCACAGGAACGATATATCAAGCGCAGTGGTCAGCTTCGTTGCGCTCGTCGATGTCGTCGTAACCGAACTCGTAAGCGCATTTCCGAGTAGCTTCCGGCGATTGAACCAATTGGCACACAAAAGAGAATTTGTGGAAAACTGACTGCTCGAATTCGTCACGATCATCCCGACCAGCGTTTTCGTGGCGTCGCCGCTCATCACCTCGACGCCACTTGAGGCCGTGACGTGACCGGTCGCCGATAGGACAAGCGACGGCGAGGCTGTCGTTCCCGCCAGATAAACGTAATAGAGCGTCGACGCCGAGAGCCCGGAATTGCTCACCGACACACCAGCTGATGGCAGTGCGAGGGGAACGCCGTTCACGAGGACGTTGTTCCCGTTGTACGGCTTGAGTACCAGGGATGTCGCGCTTGCCACGGATAGGCGGCACTGACCATGGCCGACCTGGCCCAACTGCACCGCATGCTGGCTCTGCGTGCCCGGGGCAATTTGGAGGGCGCCTCCGGTGCATTCCAGAAGGATATACGAGCCGCCGCCAATCGAGCTATTCCACATCACGAGAGCATCGCCATTCGTGATGTATTCGTTGCCTTGCAGGGCCGCATGATTCGCGCCGACCACGCTGGCGGTACCGAAACCGTCATTCAGCGTCACCGCGCCGTTATTCACTGCAGGCGCCTTGTATCGAATGAGCATCCCATCAACGCGCGCCGTGAGCGCAGGCGTCAGGGCGATGGTGTGCGCGTTGGCCGTGCCAGTGGCGACCGCATACGACAGATTGCCGTTCTGGATCGAGGCAAGCAAGCTAGATGGCAGGATCGGCGCGCCAGGATAGACACTGATATTGCCCGCGGTGATCGTGCTCTGGCCGTTCGCTACCGTGATAACGGCCAAGCCGACATACCCAGCCGTGACGGCCGGGGTGGTCTGCGAGCCGGTGGCGGCTGCGGTGCCGGCAACAAGCTGCATGGAGACCTGACCGGCGCGCGTGGTCGGCTGCGATGTGCCATTGCCGCCCGGCCCGTTGAACGCCTGCGATGGATTGGCGCTGTTGTAGTACGGCAGAACCGTGTTGTTGGTGTCGTTGTCTAGGTACGTGGCCTGGATCAGGTAGTTCTGGCTGTAGCCGGGCGTGCCCGGAGCTGTCAGGGCGAAGGACTGCGCGTCCATCAAGATGCCCTGCTTCAGGATGCTGTGCGTCGTGTCCGCGGCGATGGCGCTGTACGCCGTGCCGTCGACCGTCGTCAGCTGATAGATCTGGCCCGGGTTGATGTTGACGCTCATCGACGCCGGGGAAGTCGGGACGCAACCCAGGCCAGAGATCAAGGTTGCGGTGCCGAACAGATCGCTGCACAGCTTCGCCAGCGCGATCATCGTCTGCTTGTTCGTGGTGAGCAGGTCGGTCGTTTGCGGAACCTGGCCGCTATAGATGATCGAACGATCCAAGATCTCTTCTCCGAAATGAAAAAGCCCGGCGCTGGGCCGGGCTTGTCGTGGAATTGGGGACTGCTCGCGTCAGGAACTGATGCGCGTCCAGATGATGGTTGCGACGGGGCGCACCGCCTCGATGGCGGCGTAGATGTCCGCGTCGGAGACGGTGTTGCTGCTCATGCTCGGGTCGGTGTATTCGCCCTGCGACGGAATGCTGTAGCCGGTAGGCGATGCGCCATAGCCGGCGATGTTGGGAATACCTGATCCGTACGGCCGATAGGCCTGCACGAACGCCTGATAGGTCAGCGAGACCTGGCCATATGCGCCCGCCACGCTGTAGCCGCTGTTCGGCGCGCCGTAGGCGCCCGTGTCCGCCGGCCGGCTGGGCTCAATGATGGTCGGTGCGCGCCCGGTTAGGTCGGTCAGGACCTTCACGATGGCGTTGCGCGTGCCGCGCTCGCGGAACAGGTTGGCGATGATGTTGGCGCGGAACGACGCATCCGACTGCCCCGTCTTGCGCTGGAGTGTCAGGCCGAAGAAATCCGACGCGATCATGTCTAGCCAGCCGTCGGTGGCCGTCTTGATCCGGGTCTGCAGCCGCGCGTACACCAGCAGGGCGTAGAAATATGCCCAGCCGTAGGCAAGTCCTTGCAGCAGCGCGTCAAGAATGGGTGAGCTCGCGGCATCCCCGAACCAGGGAGGTAACTGCGACCGCAGGCGCGCATACAGGTCTTGTTGATCGCCTTTTGCCATCAGGTCACCGTGATCGAGCCAGCCGTTGATTTGATGACCTGCAGGCTGGTGGCCGCCAAGTCTGCGGTGCCGCCGTTGAGCAATACGCTCGTGACGTTGGTCACTGCCGGCGAGGCGTCATAGGCGACCTGCGCCAGGCGCGAATACGTCAGGCTAGTGCCCAGCGGCAGCGTGTTGATGTAGTTCAGCAGCGCGGTTTGAACCAGCGCTGTGATGGCGCTGTGCGTGTAACCGGCTGCCGTGGTGATCGTCATCGACACGGTCGCATTGACGATGACCGGCGCGTACACGTAGAAGGTGCTGGTGATCGGGCGCACTGCGTCAATTGCGTTGCTTATGCTGGACAGCAGCGTGGAAGGCGGCGAGCCGGTGCCATCGTCAACAATCACGATGAAGGTGCCGTTCTGGGTCAAACCGGCATAGGTTTGGTTCTCCAGGATGACGTAGGTCAGCCCCTGCTTGACGCCAGCGATGGCTGCGCCGACTGCGGCCTTCGTCGCTTTCGACAGGCTCGCCACGTAGGCGACGAAGCGCGTGCGCACCGCAGCGTCGGTTTCTGCGTCAGCCCCGTTCACGAAGGCGGCCGAATTGGTGACTGTATCCACGCCAGAGATTGCACCCGCAATCACCGTCACCGAGCCTGCCACGGCATTACCGGCCGCGCCAACCGTCACGGCGGACACCGGTACCGATACGCTGGCTGTGCCGGCGGCGATGACGTATCCGCCCAGCGTGGCGCTGTAGGCCGAATTGGTGGTATCAACCGTCACCGTGAACTGCTGTGTGCCATCCGCCGTCTGCACCGTCGCGCCAATCGGCACCAGCGCTTGCTGCGTGGTCGTGAAGCGGGAGAACGTGACGATCCCCGTAGCCGCAACCGCTGGCAGGCGGGTAAAGCCGAAGTCGGCCACCCACGAGTCGAGATCTGCCCCGCTCGACGTCGACGCGCGCGTGACGGAAAGCACCTGCATCAGCAGGCCCTGGAGCCAAATCACCAGCGCAGCGTTGGCCTCCACCACCGCGCGCAGCACCGACCCGACCGTCAGGTCGACCAGCACCTTCGCATAGCCCTGGATGGCCGATACCTGATTCCGGACGAGCGTCACCCAGTCCTGCGTTTGAATGCTGGCCATGTCACTTATTCACTGAGAACTTCAAGGTAACCGGGCGACTGGTGATCGCGCTGGTGTAGACGATGTGCACGCTGACGCCGTTGGTGATCGCGGCCACGTCCACCTGCGGCTCAGGCGACTGCGCGACGCCTTCTTCCTGTTTCACTTGGGAGCGGATCAGCCCGCGCAACTCACCGATGTCGAGCGTCTGCCCGATCTTCTGCGGCAGGCCGGCGCCGTAGCTGGTGTGCCAGATGTAGTCGCCCGGATTGGTCACGAGCCGACGAACGATGCGCTGCTGCGTGCGAAGATCGCCGCTGACGAGCCCAATGTCGCCCGTTGGCGACGTGCCGATGTCGCCCCCCACCCAGTGGTTGACGTCGTTCAGGAGCTTCTGGGTCATGTGACTGTGCCGGTATTGCCGCTACCAGACTGGACGCCGGAGTGACGGTGCGTGTCGTCAATGCGGTGGCCGTTGGCGGACACTTGCCCGCTGAACTGCGTGTTGCCGCTGATGCTCATCGAGTTGCCAGTGCCGTTGTTGCCCGACACCGCCATACCCGCTTGGCCCGTGATGGTTTGCGTGACCACCAGTGTTCCGTCGATCTGCACCGGCCCCGTGTGGTTCCACTGCGGCGCCTGGCTGGTGAGCGTGCCGGCGCTGATGAGCGTGACGGTGCCGTCGTTGTGGAACTGCAGCTTGGAGCCTGAGGCGTGCGTCAGGAAGAACTCGCCCGATTGCGCGCCAGTAGACCTCGCCTGATCGCTGAATAGGCGCGCGCAGATGACGCCGTTTTCGATCTCGCCGTCGAAAAACTGCACTTCCACCTGGTCGCCAGGGCTGACCGGCGCATCGATCCCCCAGCCGTTGCCGACCCAAGCCGTGGCAACGGGAAGCCAGCCGGTCAGTGACTTGTCCGGATGATCCGGGTCGACAGGCTGAATCTCCACACGCGCCGATGCCGAGCCAGGGTCATAGCTGGTGACGACGCCAACCTTCGTGGTCGCGCGCGCGCTCTGCGCCATCTGGGCGTGCAGCGCCATCTGGTTTCGAATCTGGCTGATCATAGGGACGGCATCGTTTCCGGGTTGATGTTCTTGGCCGAGATGTCCATGACGTACCCCTCATCGAGGCTCATCGACCGCGTGATGCCATCGACGAAGTAATCCTGATCGAAGGCTGTTCCTGTGCCCGTCAGGCGCACCATGGCGGTTTGCGTCAGATCGTTATCGGCCGGCAGCCGCGCGCGCAGCTTCATCTCGTGCTGCGTGATCTCATGGTGGATCTGCGCCGCCAGCTTGTTGGCGCCGGCCTGGTCGAGGCCGCCGCGGGTGATGCTGTAGGTCTGGGTATTGCCGAACGGCGACGCCTTCCCGGCCTGTGTGCTCTTGGGCTTGCTTGGGTAGTAGCCGGTGACGCCCTTGCCCGTCTTGGTGTTCCAGGATTTCACCACCACGGTGATGCCCTTGGCCACGGTCAGGCTGCGCGACACATCCAAACCGATGACGTTAGCCGCTGGGTGGCCATACTGATCCACCACCCACCGCAACTCATACGGCTCAATCGGCGCAGGGGGCCGTGGGCCGAAGTACAACGTCATGCCAGTCACGTAGCACACGAACCCTTCCTGCTGCGCCAGCCATGTGAGCAAGTCCCACTCGCTGCGCTGGTCCGTCATGCTGACGTGGTCGCGCGTGTAGAACGTGCCGACCTTCGTCGTTGTTGCTGGGCCGGCCACGGTCATGCCATGGCTTTGGGCCAATTTCTCCGCTACCTGCGATGACGTCAGGTTCTGATACTGGATCGTCGTCTTGGCGTCGATGAACGCCGCCGTCAGATCGCGGCCGGTCAGCGTCAGCGTCGTGGACACCGGGTCGTACTCGATGTCATCGATGCGACCGTAGATGAGGCTGTCCATGTCCGTTTCGGTGTAGTTCAACGGATCAATGGGGAAGCCGGCGAAAATCTCGACGAATGCCTCGGTCTGACGCGAAAACCAGTTCACATCGGTCGCACCTGGCAGCAATGACGCCGCGAAACTCACACGGAACGTGTCTGCCTGGTAGAAGGTGTTGTTGTTGACCGACCAGTGCTTCCACGCCGGCACGCGCACGCCGGCCTTCCATGCTGGTATCAGTACGCCGGCCACCTTCACGATGGAGCGCGGCTGACGCGACTTCGGCTGGACGGGTAGGACGTTGAGGCTCATGGGCAACAAAAAGCCCCGCGCTGGGCGGGGCTGTCTTCGTGAAGTCGCGCGGCGCTACGCGTTCAGCACGCCGCCAACCGAGTCCTGATTCGGCGGGATGGTCACGGTCTGGATGCCGACAATCTGCGGATCGCCGTTCAATTGCGGGTTGGCCTTCGCGATGCCGGTCCAGGCCATCGCGTCGTTCCATTCCTTGGCGGCCATGTTCATCAGGTTGCCGCCTGCCACCGTCACCTGCTTGGCGCTGCTGTAGATAGAACCCAGGTTGCCCTGCATGCGGCCGGCGACGCGGTCGAGTTGCACCAGAACAGGCAGGTTTGTTGCTGCCACGATCTGTCCGCTCAGCTTGGATACCTGCTGCGAGATCGGGTTGTTCGGCAGGATGCCGCCCAGCGTCGTCACGTTCATCAGCGTGTTGTTTGCCGACGAGATCATGGTCTGAACCTGCGTACGCAGCGCAGCGATGGGCTGCAGCACGCTGTTGATGGTCGACTGCGCTGCAGTGGCAAAGTCGCTCACGGTGCTGATGGCCGAGTTCACCGAATCCATCAAGCCAGACAGCGTGCTGTCACCGACTGAATCCGACAACTCCGTGGCCGTGGCCGCGTCCTCGGTCATCTGGCCGTCGATGCTTTGATCATCGTCGTTGCCGGCGAACTTCGACAGATCACTGACCACCTCGCAGGTGATGTGGTACGGGATCTTGTAGAAGCGCTGGAAGTCGGCCCGAAACTCGCGGATCACGACCTGGTAGGCGATCTCGTGCCACTTCAGCAGCAGATCATTCCCCTGCTGACGCAGATCGTCCAGCGCGCGCGCACGGTCCATGGCGGTCTCACCAAGCAGCCATCCCGACCATTCGATCGGGCCGGTGAATGCGCCCATCGAATCGATCACGCGCGTGCCGCCCACCAGATCGTGCACCGCCAGCCGCTGGCTGCCACCGAACGGCAGTGACTCGGGAATCTCCAGCCCTTCGAACTGGAAGCTGCCGAGTTTTAGGGTGAGGTCGGACATGGATCAGGTCACAGTGCTGATGGGCGCAGAGATGCTGCGGGGTCGAACGTATTGGGGCCGGTTTGTGGGCGGCCCAAGTCTCTGCCGAGTTCCTTGGCGACAACCTCCGCCAATAAGCGGCCGTCTTTCAGGTACAACTTCACGTTCTGCTGGGTTTCCTGCTTGTCACGGGCAATGTACCGATCCCATTTGTCGGACCCAGGCTCCTTTCCGGAAAGCGCATCAATGGCGACCCCGGCACCTTTCCATGCGAACGTGAAGGGGTGCGTGATTGCATAGCCAATAGGGCCACCCTTGTTCCCAATGGTGTCAGCCACCTGCTTTCCCTTGCCGACGACTTCAGTCACCGACTGCCACACAGGGTTGTCGCTGACCCCGGTCAACATGCGCAGAAGTTCTGTTCCAGCCTTCAGCATGTCGGTGACCACCGGCAGCACGTTCTTGCCGAACTCGGTCTTGAAGTCGGTCCATGCGGCCTTGAAGTCTTCCTCTGCACCGCCGGCCGTGCCCTTCGCCAGACTCATGGCGTCGTCCAGACCAAGCGCCTTGCGGAACGCCTCACCTGCGCGGCGGAAAACCTCTTCCTGCTGGTCGATCTTGGTGAACAACGCACCGCCCGTGCTCCCGAAGAACATCGAGTTCATGCGATTGCGCTCGGTCTGGCCGTAACCCTGCTTGTCGTAGAACGGCTTGATGTACTTGAAGTAGTACTCCGGCGAGTTTGCCGCGTATTCATCAGCATGCGTGAGCGGGTTACCAAGGAAGCGCTTTATGCCGCCGTTGGCGTTCAACTCAACCTTGGACGCGTCCCAAACGCCGGCTTTCATCAGCTCGTGCACCGCCTGATTCGGCAGTTTCACGATGCCGTTCATGCGGTTATAGGCCGTGCGCATCGCGGTGGCGAACGGGCCGCCCTTGAACTCGCCGATGATTGGCTCGAGCGCTGCGATTGCTTCCGGGCTCATGCTCTGCACCGCCACGCCACCGACGCGGAACATCTGACGCAACTGCTCCCAGTTCACCTGTCCGCCGGACGTCTGCGTCATCCGGAAGCCGAAATCTGCCAGCTTGGCGAACTGCTCGGGGTGTTTGGCGCCGCCCTGCAGCTCAACCGCGCGCAGCATGGCCAGCGATTCGTGCTCGAGCTTTGCCTTGGCCTCCGTCGACAGCACTGAACTCGCCACCATCATCTTGGCTAGGAACGGCGCAGCCATTTTGGCGCCGGCCAGCGCGTGCTCTCCGCTCTCACCCGACTCGCGGAAAACGCCCTGCGCTTCGTTCATGTAGTGCATGGCCTGCGTCTCGGACGTGCCAAAGGCATGCATCCGGTGTGCAAAGTCAAAGGCGCTTTTGTTTTGCTCTGCGCTGAGGCCGTAGACCTTGAACTTCGCTTGTTCGGTCTGCAGATCCTTTGCCGAGTCGTACAGCTTCTTACCGACGTAGATGGTCGCGCCGGCCGCCGCCAACGGGACCAGCATCTCGCCAGCCATGCCGAGACCGACAGCGCTGAGGCCAATGCCGCCGGGGCCCACATGCATGTTCCCGCCATGCGGGTGCCAACCACGACCACCACCACCGCTGCCGCCATGACCACCGCCGCCGGGAGAGGGCAGCCATCGGCCGCCGCGAATGCCGGCCAGCGTCGCAGCCAATGTGCGCGCTTGAGCATTCGCGGCAATCAACTCGGTTTCGAGGCCGAGTCCGCCGCGCGGGAGCGCGCCACGGACGGCGAACAGATTTCGCTCTGCGAGCGCGGCCTGATCCTTGATGACCTTCAGGCTGTCCCCCAGCGACTTGCTGGCGGCAGCCAGGTTGCGCATGCCAACCACTTCCGCGCCCATCTTCTGCAGTCGCTTGTTGACCTGCAGCGCCAGGGCATCGATCTTCTTGAAGCCCGCTTCCAACTTCACCAGGCCCGGCGTGACCAAGTCGTTCAGCTTGATCGTCGTGCCGATCAGGTATGCGTCAATCATGGCAGCCTATACTGGTGACTTTGGTGCAATTGGGAGCCGACATGCTCCATTCGAAAACGCTTTTCCGGCTCCACGAGTGGCTTGCGGATCGGGTGTCGTTCATCCAATACCCGAAGCCGCGCGCATACCCTGTCGGGGCGCCTACTTGGACCCTCGCGCGACGCTGGCGAAACCGGCCGCCGATGCCATGGCCGGTAGCCGTGATTCCACCGCCGCTGATGCTGTTTGTGCCAGGCGGCGTCTATCTTGCGATCGCCTACATCGCCTTCTTGTTCATTTACTGCCGCCACCCTCGATAGAGGGCCGGCGCCAGCCGCGCCCCGCCAACCAGGCGAAGATCGAGCGTCCGATCAGGCCTTGAACTCGCTCTCGGCTGTGAATCGCCGCGGGGCCGAACACTGGGCGCGGAGGCTGCGTCGGGGTCCCTTGGTCAAACCAGAGAAGATGCGGGTCTGGCGAGCCGATCACGGTTGTTGCGCCATCCACGATCCGCAGGATGGATGCCCGCGTGATGGACGCCTGCATTTGCCCGGTTCGATAGCCTGGATCGTTCTCTGAGAACCCGAGCCGCGCCCGCTGCGCCTGCGTTGACTCGGCCAGTTCTTCCCACGCCGGATACGGGCCGACGGCCGATTGGTAATCGCCGATCATGCCCTGCGCCGTCTTCTGGATCTCGGCCGCGCCAACATCGAGGGCGTGATGCATCACAGCTGGGCCAGTCGCGGCCAGCTTGGCCAGATGCCCAGCAAACGCTCCGAAGCTGTTGAACGTCTTCATGTCGGGGAAACATATTCGCCGCGGTCGAAGTTGAATTCCTTACCGGATTCCTGCTCCGACAGGATGATAGTCAGCGCCGTACGCCACGTGTCATTAAGGGAGAACGCTACATCGAACGGAACGCCGCGGCTAATCAGCCACGCCGAGGACCGAATGGCGTCGTCCCTTACGATTTTTTTACGGCTTCGTTGCTCACCTCCGCGCCACCGATGCCGAAATTGCCGGGTAATGCCTTTGCGATTGCCTCCAGGCCGTGATCATCGAGGCGCTGATATAGAGCTTCGATTTCCCGCTTGGTAACCGGCGTCGCAATAGGCTCACCGTCAATGCCAGCCACGTACATCAGTTGCGAAACGATGGCCGTCCAAAGTGGGTTGCTCGACGACTCGCCCATGGCTTCAATAAAGCGCAGCTTGGCGATGGGCCCCGGCTTGCGGAGCTTAATGACGCGGCCAGTTGAGTCGGTCGCGGTAGCCTCGGTGGATGCTGCCGTAAGAATCTGTTGCGTCGGCGTCGGCGCACTGTTGTCGATGGTGACTTGCATTACGAGACCTTGATGCGGCGCGAGGCCACGAAGCTGATCGATTGTTTGATGGTGGCGTCCCCTGCGCGCGTACCAGCGTCATCCAGGGTCATGAGCACACCGTCGTAGCGGAACTGCGAAACAGCGCCATTGGCTTCCTGGATCGTTTCGTAAATCTGCGCGGCCTGTTCGTTGATGCCGGCGTAATAGCCGGCCTCGAGCTGCGCGAAGTAGTTGTCGAGCGTGGCGTCCTGGCGCTCGATGCTGAAACCACCGCTCCAGCCGTCGAAAAAGCGCACATGGTCGGTGATACCGTCCAGACGCTTAACGCGCACGTCGGTCACATCCTGCTTGCTCTTGAATTCGGTGATCTTGTTCGGCTGCAGCGTGCCATTGGACGTCTGGATGACCAGCGTATAGTCGCGCCCGACCGAGTAATTGCTGATTGGCATTGCTTCACCTATGGGATGAGGTTGAGGCGAGCGTATTCGCCGAAGTGTTCTTTGGCTGCCGCGTTGTAAGCGCGAGCGGCTTCTATCTCGTCAGTGAAGCATCCCAAAGACAGATGCTTGCCGCCGACCTTGATCTTCGCGCGCCATTTCTGCGTCGCCTTCAGCCAATAGACGCCTTTGAACTTTGACGTGCATTTGGCATGCTTGCCCGCGTTCCACATGTTCTGTGTACGGGTGCAGAATCTGAGATTCGATCGGCGGTTGTCGACGCGATTTCCGTTGATGTGGTCAACGTGCTGCTCCTTTTGCGCGCCGAGTATCTGGCGATGCATGCGAACCAGCGTAAGGCGACCGGATGATTTGTCGCCGCGAACCACATATCCGCTGTCGTTCCGATGCCAACTGAACACGGAAAGGGAGGCCCAGTCCTCATCATCGACCAGAGCCTCCCCGCCGTTTCCGAGCGGGATCGTCTTCATTGGTTTGCCGTGCTGGTGCGGATGACGGTCGCTTGGCTCCCCTCAACATTGACGAGGAATTTCTCGATAACGCTGAGGTAGATCACCTTGACATCCGCCTGGAGATAGCCCAGCGCGACGCGGTTCATCGGGTTGTTGTTGGTGTCGATCTGCACCGAGAATGCCGGGCCGCCGTTGGCCGCGCCGATCATTCCCTGCTGCTCCATCGAGCTGAGGAAGTTCGACAGCGTGGCTGCCGCTTGTGCACGCACCGTGGCCGACTGCAACTGACCGACGTACTTGCCCATGCCAGCATTGATCGTGCTGGCGATGTAGTTCGTCATGCGGGTGTAGTTGTCACCCTGCGTGAGCGCGTTCGAGCTGCTGTTGTGGCCGCAGCGGCAACCGAAGTACGAGCCGCCTGGCACCGGGTTGGTGATGAGGTCGATGCCCGCTTGGATCAGCGTCTGCAACTCGGCCGAGCTGTACGTCTGGTTGGCGTACGACTTCTGCGTGCCCACCACGCCATAGATCTGCTTGTTCAGGCTGCTGTTCTGCGGGGACAGGTTGGCCAGCAGGCCCGCCACAAAGCCTTGCGGCGACACCAGGCGCGTCACACCGTTCACGGTATCGAGCCAGTACACCCAATCGCCGAAGAGCAACTTGAAGGCGTAGCTGTCGATGCCGGCCGTGCTCTTGGTGCTGACCGCGTTGGCGATTGTGTCGCCAGCCGGACCCACACCGATCATGTAGATGCCCTCGGACAGACCGAAAGACACCTGCGTCGCCCACGTGGTCGAATCCGAGCAGTCAGCGAGCATGGCCACCGACACGCCCTGATTGCGCAGGGCATACATGCCCTTGCGCGGCACGGTGTCCTGGCCGATCAGTACTGAGCCGGAGATCGTCGTTGCGCCGTCGGTACCGCTGGCCAGAGTGAAACTAGCGGCCACGGGCGCGCTGGTGCTGGCGCCGGCAGCGGCCGTGATGATCTGCGACGGACCGCGCTGCACGCTGGTGCCGTTGTTGATCGCAGCGGCGATGGCCAACCACAGCGCGTTGCCGGACAGGCCCGCGCCAATGTTGTCGAACACCTCGGGATTGAGCGTCGGCGCGGCCACCGTCACCTTCCAGGTGTTTGCGGCGCTGCCGGCGGCGAGCGCGACAGTCACAGTGTTGCCAAGCGTGCCGGTGTACTTCGCCGTCAGGGTCAGACCGTTGGTTTGCACGGTCGCCGTGGCCGCCGTGTCGGTGCCGTCGGTCACGCGCACGCAGCGGAAGTTGTTGGCGCCCTGCTGGACGGCCACAGCCACCGCCGTTCCCATGTCGTACGTGCGATTCTGGATCGCGCCGAAGGCCTGGGCGTACATGGCCATGTTGCCGATGATGGTCGGCGAGTTGGTGGGTCCCCAGGTTGCCGTGCCGACGACGCCCAGCACGTTGGTGGGCACGCCGTTGAGCAACGCCACCTGCGGCGGAACAATCTGGACGTACAAGTCCGGGACGATGAGGGCAGTCGTATTGATGCTGCCCTGCTGGACGATCGGCATTCGCGCCTCCGAGAAACGAAAAAGCCGCCCGGAGGCGGCACAAAGATGGGGATGCCGCGCGCAGGCGGCGAGGGTTGATTACTTCTTCGCCTTCGGAGGCGCGTCGTCGGAGACCTGCACGACGTATGCGGACTGCTCACTGGCCAGCACGGCCTGGATGGCGTCCTGGTCGGTGATCTCGTCGCCCGGCTTGTAGGTGCCGAACGGCACGTTCACAACCAGTTTCATGGGTCACTCCACGATGGTCTTGATGGGGAATTGCGCATCGAGCGACGGACCAGCGCTGACGTTCTCGATGGTCGCAGTGATCTGCGTGAGCGTCTGGCTCTGGAACGTCGAAAACTCCGCCGCGTACATGAGATCGCGCCTGTAGATGCCCTCTTTCTGCTGGCTGTCGTCCTGGCGGCTGCTCTTGTAGCGCAGCGTGGCGCTGCTCTGGTCGGCCAGAGTGAGTCTAGTAATACCAGACAGCGCGGAATTGATCGCAGAAGCAATCGGGTCGCGCTGGTCGAAGCAGTTGGCCCAGACAGTGACCATAAAGCCCTGCTCCTCCCGGCGCGTCTCACGCACCGCGACACCCTGGCCGCCAACGCGCGGCGAGATGTACTTTGCGCCCGGGATTGTCACCACCGCGCCCGACGCCGTCGCCGTCTGGTCAACGTTCACCAGCGCAGCGAGCGCGGCGGCGATGCCGGCCAGCGTGTCGCCAGCCTGCACCGCATAGATATAGGCCTTGTTGTCGACCGCCAGTGCCGCATTCTGCGGCGTGCTCACCGTGCCGCCGACCGTCACGGCCTGGCCGGCCAGCGTCAGGGTCACGGTATTGACCGGCGCCGACGGCGTCGACCAGTCCGACATGCTCGAGTCGACCACCCGCAGCATGTTCGGCTGAGGAAAGACCGACACGTGAATCTTGCCGGCGGCGAGATCCGCGCGCAGCTGCACAGAATCCGGCCATCCGCTGTACACCAGAACCGGCGCGCCGGTAATCGATGGCTGGCTCGTCCCGTTCGGGTACACAATGCCGGCAATCGTCGTCACCAGCGCCGCGGAGACGTCTGAAATGTCGGCCATTTACGGGTGAACTTCGTTGACGTTGAGTTTCCAGCCTTGATCGGTTCGCTGCGCGCCCGCCACCTGAAACCGCCGCGCCACGTCCATGTCATCGATGAGGATGTCACCCGCGCCGAACTGGATAGGGACGCTCGCTGGCATCATGACCACAAAGCCATGCTCATCGGCTGACGTCGGCAGCACATCGTGCTTGCGCGTGCGACCGCCGAACAGGATCGATGCTGGCCATCCTGCGCCGCCCTTTGTACCGAGCACATAAGTGTCTTCTGTCGCGCACTTGCCAGAGTAGCCCACGGCCCCAACGCCGCTCGGCGTCGTCGTGCGCGTGACCCACACCTTTGCGTTGCACTCCACCGTGAGGATGGGCAACTCGTCCTGCATCCCAGCGATGAAATGCAGGTTCGTGCCGCGCTGCAGGTAGTCGCCGACCTGAGTTAGCCGTCCGTCGATCAGGCAGTACCAGTATGGCTTGTCTGGTAGGTTCGGCTTCGTGTACGTCCAGTCTTGGGCGTTGAACGAGGCGTTCAGGCTGGCGACCTTGTTGGTCAGCGGGTCGGCCGCGCTGGCCGGGCGGAACACGTCATAGACGTAGCCGATCCGCTTGGCCGACTTGCCATAGCCCGCGTAGATCTTGGCTTGCAGCTTGGCTGCGTCCATCGGTTTTCCTCAATTAAGGATCAGTGCATCGATGCCGTTTCCGCAGTCGGTCTGAAAGTGGCATGCCACCGACACTGCTTCTATCGCGGAGCAGCCGAGATGCATAGCCGCCTCCGCAAAGTCGCGGCCGGAACCGAATGCAGCCCTCTCCGACTCGATCAGAATGGGGAAAGGACCTGTGCTGTACACCGCTAGACTGCTGCGGCAGATCACAATCAACGAGGCCAGATCCTCGCGGGCCTTCGCCGGGAAATCTCGCGGCACGGCGCCAGCCTTGAACCACTCGCGAATCTCGGCTGCGACATCCCAGTCGCCAGTCATCGCGAGCAACTTCTCGCCGTGACGCTGAATCTTGGTGACGGTGCGCGCCAGCCCGACCGACGTGGCGCGCTTGTCGGCGGCTAACGTCTTGCCATCCCACGCGATCACGGTCATGTCAGGCCCTTGCTACGCTGATGCCGCCATCGCCGAGAATCGGGCCAGGCGCAAAGCCGATGAACTCGCACAGCCGGCGTCGCCACGAGTCAAAAAGACGATCACGATCACGCTGCTCGTTGGCGTTGTGCCGCCACACTGCAGCCTGCTCGGTGTCGAGGTTGTCACTCGTAGCAGGAATCGCGGATTCGAGCGTATAGAGGTTAGTCAGGTACGTATTGATCAGCACCGACTCTTCGCTCGCCGATAGCGTGGTCAGACGCTGGTGCAGCGACATGATCACCATGCCAAAACGACCGTAGACGATGTCCTGATCATTCGTGATCGTCATCGTCGTGCCGGCCAGCGGGTAGCCCATGAAACGCCGCACATCGGTCAGTTGGGCATCGGTGAGCATGCTTTAACCCTTGTTTGCTTCGTCCAGCAGTGCCTGAAGGTCCACCTTCTTGGCGCCTTCCGGGATTTCCACACCCTTTTCGGTCAGCGCAGCCTTCAGGTCGGCGACGCTGAGCGACTTGTCCACCTTCTTGGCGCCTTCCTCGTCGAAGACCTCGTGTTCTTTCGTCAGATCGGTCTCGTTGATGACGATGTAACCCAGTGGGTTTTCATCGGTCACGGGAGAGACGATCTTCACGGTTTTCAGTTCCATGCTCACTCCGAGGTGAATACGGGCGGCCAGACTGCGCCGCCCGTGGACGCTTAACCAAGCAGCGCGGCGATGTGGTTCTGCTTGATGGCCTGCGTACCCCACGCCAGACGCACGTGGTAGACCAATTGCATGAATTGGCGGTACACGGCGATGTCGAACACGATGCCGGTCACCGGATCGGTGATTTGCATCACGTCGTCAGCCATATCCATCGCTTTGCCATCCGGGCCGATCGGCATTTGCGGCGAGCGCGTGATGAGCTGAATTGCCGACTTGCTGAACGCGAGGTTCGGGGTGGCGGTATTGCCGACCGTCATAGCGGTCGCCGACGTGCCGATCGCCTGCAGCAGCCCGGGCGCTGCGAGCGTGATCTGGCCCGGAGCGGAGACGCCAGTTGCGACCACATACTTGTTGGAGTCGCCCGCGAATGTCACCGTGTCGCCTGCCAGCACCGTGCCGGTACCGGTGATGAGGGTGATCTGCGTGGCGCCGACTGCGTAACCGGCGGTATCAGTTGTGTAGCTCGCGCCAGTGCCCTTGGTAACAGCCTTGATGGCGGCCGAATTGCGAATGGCCATGCCTTCCAGCTCGCCGATCATGCCGCGACGCAGCAGATCGTCCGTGCCGGCTTCGTTCACCTTGAACAGCACGTTCTGCTTACCGCGCAGGTTGGCGATGCCGGCAGAGCCGAGCGCCAGTTGCAAATCGGTCTGGGGCGCGCCGTTGTCGTCGAGGATCTTGCGAACCTGAGCAATATCCGACAGGTCGCCGGCGGTCCCGAAAGGAGCGGTGCCGGCGGTGCCATAGGCGCGCGAGGCGTTCTGGTATGCAGTGGTGAACAGATCCACCTCGATGGCATTGCCGAGGGTACGGAACGCCTGGGTGAACTGCTCCACGAGAACTTTGCCGTACGTGCCAGCGTTGTTCATGCCACGTTGCTCTTCACCGTTCCAGCGAATCGGCACATGCTTCGACTTGCTGATGGTCATCGACACGTTGCCGATGCTTTGGTCCCCAGTGTTCGGGGCGGTCACGGCCGGCGTGTTGTCGGCCATCGTGCTGGGCGGCGTGATCGGAATCAGAATCGATTCATTGAGAGCCGCGCGGGCGCCGCTGCTGTTGCGGGAAACGGCTGGGATCAGGCCGACCATTTCGCGCGAAACAACATCCAGCGCCTCGTAAAGCGTCGGGATCAGGCCGGTCAGCGTGTTTGCGCCAGCGATCATGCCGCCTTGCAGCGGTCGCTGGACGGCATCCACCACCATCTCATACAGGCGAGCCGCCACCTTGGCCATGGTGGCCATGGGGTAGATCGCCACAACGAAGGCGATGGCCGCGAGCGTCAGCACGCGGATTTTGGAGATGAAGCTTTTCATGTGGGCAGACCCTCAAATGAAAAAAGCCACCCGAAGGTGGCTTGCATTTCTATGGGAGGACGTTCAGTCCGTGATGGTTACGTTCGGGTCTCGGGCTGTCTTGGCTTGCTCCACAGCCGAGAGACCGTCGAACTGAGCGCGCGAAATCGTGCGCCCGCCGTTGCCGCCGCCATTGCCTCCAGATGCGCCGCCGCCGCTTGCACCAGTGCCCTTCAGGATTGTGTCCCGATGGGGGTAGTGCTCGATGAGGACTTCCAGCGCTTCGTCGAAGGCTGCCAGTTCGCCCGGATTGGTGCGGCTAAAGATCTTGTTGCCGGACTTGTCGTACGCGACGACGTTGCCGTTTTCGACCTTGAACGCGTCACCGAATCGGGCCTGCACGAGGTCGGCCGGGATGGTCAACTTGTCCGTGATCAGCTTGGAACGCGCGAAACTGCCGCCGACCTTTTCCTGCACCAAAGCCGACTGAAGATCATCACGCTCCTTCATAACCGGCGCGTACTTCTCTTCGACTGCCTTGATTGCTTCGGCCTTCACCCGCTCGACTTCGCCGGCATCCACCAGCTTCTTGTCGTCCAGGTTCTTGACGATCGTCAGGGCCTTCGCCGCAGCGGCCGCATCGGTCAAACCGGCGTCCTTGAACGGCTTCAGCGCAGCTTCTGCAGCTTCCTTTGCTTCACGGTGCGTCTTGGCCTCGCCGTTCAGCCGGCCGATCGTGGCGACCGTGCCGTCACCGTCGAACGGCGCTTCTTTGCCGTCGGGATGAACAAACACGGGCAGCTTCTGACCGTTGACTTCCTGGAGAACGATGTGACCTTCAGCGTCGTACTTGAATGGCATGGTGGCTTACTCCGGGCATCCGCCCTGTGTTCCTGTGCGGCATCCGCCGCGTTTCGCCCTCTGGCATCCGCCGTCTGGACACGAAAAAGGCCGCAGGGGTTAGCTGCGGCCTCGGTTAATCGGTGCGGCGCTGGGCCGCTCAGTCGTTGATCTGTGCCGTCCCAGGCTTGGGTCGGTTCTTCTTGATGCGCTCCTGCTCGCCGACCCAGTCCAATTCCGGGCTTACAACGCCGCGGCGCTGGGTTTCGCGGAACAGCGTCTCATCCGACAGCGTGCCGTCGACGTTCATGTCCCGCAGCAGTTCGAGCGATGCCTCGGCCAGCGATGCGACGCCGAAGTCCTGGAAGATCTGGATGTGACCACCTTCCTGCTCGCCAACCCACTCGGCGGCAAGCTGCAAAGCGCCATCCAGGCTGTCTTCTAGCCCCTGGACGATCCGCTGCAGAGCGCAGGTGCCGGGCTCGTTATCCGCGCGCGTCTGCGTGACGGTGGTATTGCCTGGCTTGATGACCAGCAGCTCGGCGCCGATTTGGCGCATGCGATCTTCCAGGTCAAGCAGCGCCTTGCGGCCGGCCTCGATGGCAGCGCCGCTGTGCTCGACGTACTTCAGGTCACCGTTTTCGTCTTCGCACCGAATCGCCGAGGACCCGCCGACGGTGATTTTCGTCTTGTCACCGAGCATCTTGGCGAACAGGATCGGCACGCGTGCGACATGCAGAATCGTCTGCTGGTCGCTCTTCGACTGCCAGTGCTCGACGTTCATATGCGCCAGCTCGGCGAGCGGCGGCACGCCTGTCATGAAGCCAGTGCGCTTGCCGTAGAACGGCACGAACGGGATGCGTTTCAGGCTGACCGTACCCTTGTCGTGCAGAAGCCAGTCAGGTTTAAGCGCATCGACCGATTTTTCGGACTTGCGCCAAACCTCCCACCGGCCCGGATAGAGCACGCGGACCTGCTCGATCTCGACATCGCCGAACTCGCCGTCTTCCTCGATGACGGTTTCCAGCAAGCGAAGCTGCGTCAGCGTCTCAATGCCATTGATGCGCCGCGAGCGCCAGCCGAGGATGTTCCCTGCCAGGATCTGGACGAAGTACGGGCGCACGCCTGCTTTTTTCTCGTCAGCGAGCGTCTTATACAGCTTGCGGCCGGCCTTGTCGGTCGTCCTTGGGAAGTCGACCAGGATGCCGCCAATTCCGCGCGCCAGCGCCTCCATACAGAGGCTGTCAGCGAAGCTGTGCAGGTTGCGGCCTTGGAGATCGATGTCCTCCGACCATCCCTTGATACGTGGAGGCACGTCATCGCTGTAGGTGATCGGCTTGGCGAACGGCTTTCCCGTCAAAACCTCGACCGTGCGCGAGAACGCCGGGAACAACGTTGCGGTGGCCACGCGGTTCTTGTAGGCATCGTCCTGCTCGTTTGGCCACTGCGGCAGATACTTCTTGCCAGCCTTGCGCATGGCCGTGGTGCCGCCCATGAGGGCATCGATCAGCGGCCAGTCTTCGGCCATGGCGGACACGGCCTTAGATGGTGTGCGGACGTCGCTCATGCGTGGGTTTTTGGTTATGCGTGCAGGCTTTCGACCTGCGTTTCGCGTTTCACGATCGGGAACTCGTAATCGACCATGTAGCCGACGGCGGTCGTGATGTGCTGGTATTCCGTCTCATCCTCCAGAAAGGTCGAACCTTTCTTGAGTTGGACGGTGGCGAGGCCCTTGTGCGTGTACGGCGCCTGTTTCGTGTTGACGAACAACGAAATCTCGCCGGCCGCGTTCTTGATCTTGGCGCGCACGGCGTTCTGACGATCTTTGATCGCCGGCGCGGCCTTTTTCACTCGCCTGGTGAACTGCCACCCGTTCTCGCGCAGCACCTTTTCCATCTCGGTGTAATCCGAGGCATGGCCGTGTTTCTCGCCCGCACGCCCCGCAGGATCACCGTAAATGATCACATGGCGGTTCTTGTGGTCCTTGAAGCGATCCACGAATTCTTGCGCCGACTGCCTAGATACCGCCGACGTGAGTACGATTTCTTCCAGTAAGAAAAGAGCATCGCCCCGCCGCACACCAACGCCACTGCTCAGCGGCGTGAAGTTGAAGTCGTGATACCAAAGCAGCTGCTCGTGAGGCTGGATCGTCTCGGTGGTGTAGTTCGCCGGGCTGTAGTCCTCGTAGATGCGCCCCGCGGCAGTCTCGAAACTGGCTTCGTATTCCTGCAGGAACTGCTTTTTCGACATCTGCCGCTGGGCAGCGGCGATCGTCTCGGCAGGCAGAATCTCCGAACTCTTCCAGTGGAACACCTTCCAGTCGGGATCGTTAGCAGTCTCCGCGTACTGCGCCATTTCGTAGTAGTGGTTCAGGCCATCGGGCACGCCGATTAGCCAGCACCACGCCTTGTACCCCGGGCGCGTCGGATTGAATGTGTCCAGCGCAGGGCGGATGTTCGCCTCCCACGCCTCCGCCTTGATGTCGGCGATTTCGTCGATCACGCCGCCGGACCAGAAAACACCCTCAATACGCTCTGGCCGATCCAGACCAATCAACTGCACCTGCGTGCCGTTGTCCATGAAGATGATCAACTCGGTTTCCGACGGCGGCTTCTTGCACAGGCTCGTCAGACACAGGCGCTTCATGTCCGCCCAGTAGATCTTTTTGACCTGGTCGCGGGTAGGCGCAGCGATGAAGTACATCTCATTGCTGTGCCGCATCGCCATCTTGGCGACAAATCGTTTCGCGCGCTCCGTCTTTCCCGACCGGCGCCCAGCAGGCACCACAGGGAAACGGACGCCATTTTCGACCGCGTGCAGCAGCTCTGTCTGCACCGGATGCTCGATCAGCTTGTACCAGCGATCAAGTTCCCGCTTCGTTTGCAGACTCAGGGCCATCAGTCAGGGAGGTGTGCCGCAATCTCCTTCAGCAACTGCGAGTTGTCGGATGGCGGCCGTTCGGTTTCAGCGAGCCCGTAGGCCTCACGCTCAAGGCTGATCAGCACTTTCAGCGTCTCGGCCAGCTTTTTCATGCCGTCGATCCGGCCAGCACTGGAGATCACCTTGCGGTAGACGTCGTTGCGCTTGTCCTGGCCCTTGTCGTCTTCCGAGCGGAGGATTTCCCCCAACTCCTCGAACAAATCGACGTTGCCGGTTTCGACCTCCAGTTCCTCCAGGAGTGTCATGGCCAACTTGCGCGCGCGTGCGATGTCCTGCCGGTGCGACATGCGGACACCCGCAATCACCTCGGCATTTGCCTCGACGATCACCCGCTCGGTTGCCGCAGTTTCCATGGCAACCGATTTGGCAACTTCGCGTTTGGCAACCAGCGCCTCGGCCTTGGCCTTGATCTTGGCGGCTAGGTCGCGCTCCCACCCTTCCGTCTTCGCGCGCTTCTGGATGGCAGTGTGCGAAATGCCTTGAGAGGACGCTATTTCCCGCACCGACAGCAGGCCGGCCCGGTAGTCGGCTTCGATGCGCTCCCAGTCCGGCGCGGGCTTTTCAGACTGCGCCATGGCTTACTCAGGTTGTTGGTTGTGGCGCCCCCAAAAACAACGCGCCCGCCGGCCGAAGCCAAGCGGGCGCCAAGGGCAGTTGCCTGCCAGGAGGAGACACACGAAGGAACTGGTTGCGGCAGCCCTACTTGCTGGGCTTTGCCGCGTACTTTCGACCGCAGTGCCGGGAACAACAGAGGGTTCCGGTCATGCTTTGTTGCAAGCGCTGCCGAGCGCGATGCGGCTTGAGTTCAAACACATTCCCGCACGGGCACGTGAATCTGAGGTTGTCTATGTACCCGTGGTCGCGTGAATGCTCTCGCGCAGATTTGACCTCTAGATTGTCCGGGGAGTCATTGGTTTTCACCTCGTCCCTATGGTGAACAACCTCGCCTGGCTCCAACAGCCTGCCAAGCTTGTTTTCTGCGAGTACCCGATGCAACGGATACAGGCCATTCGAATTGCGACGTGGATGCGGAGGATCGGTGCGGCAATACCGGTAGCCGCCGCCCTTGCAGATGGAAAGAATGCGGAACATGTCTCACACACTGAATGGACGGGCATCCCTCACCCAAACCGCCAGCCCGTTCGCCTGTCGGGGCAATTCCCTGTTGGCGCGCTTAGCCCGGATGGGCAGCCTGCGGTTTGGGTGAAGCGGCTACGCCTTCGGCAGCCGTTCGCGGATCACCTCGGCGCGCAACGAGCGCCAGACCTTGGCTTCCAGTTTTTCCATGTCGATTTCCATGCCAGTGATGGCAGCGAAGCAGCCGACGGCGCGAATGTGCAACTTCATCCACCACGGGATGGTGATTCGGATGGTCAATTGTTCCGGCGTCATGGCGTCACCCATCGTTGTTCGGCCACCAGGCGGCCAGCCAGACGCCCCACCAGAGGTACATCATGGTCGGGGCGAACATCAGTCGGCGTCCTTGGTGAACAGCAATTCGGCCCGGATGCGCGCCAGCGACATGCGCGCGAGCTTGCGGGCCTGCTCGCGCCTCGCTTCCGACGCCTCACGCTCTTGCTTGTTCTGCAACACCAGCATGGGGTCGCGATACGACTTCTCAGGCAGCGCGGTGGAAGGAAGCATATCGATGGCGGAAACACAAAAGCCCGCTCTGTGCGGGCTTGAGAGGTAATCGGGATACGTTGGGCGGTCACATACGCCACACGGGGCGGTTATTGGCCGCGCCGGCCTCGGTCATTAGAGAACGAGCAATCTGAGCCCGGAAAGCAAAAAGCCCGCTCAGTGGCGGGCTTG